GATAAATTTTTAAAAAAATTAGGGGTCACATCTTTCTCAGACTTAAATCAAGAAGAAAAAGAGACTTACAAAGAATGGGAAGTAGCACTGAGTGGACGGAGGCTGACTGATAAGGATGTAGAAGAATGGCTACAAAGAGAACTGGATTTAGCTGTAGCACGTGTAACAGAAGAAAATCTATCGGAAGATGCAGATAGATTTAGAAAAGTAGAAGTACGGTTCATTAAAAAAATTATTAATTTCTTAAATAGCCCAAAGGTGGAGAAACAATTCGCTGAAAAAGCTATCGAGCAATTAATTAAATAGTTTACGCGGGTTAGAGTACCCACAACAAAAGCTCATTATTAGTTTACGCCAAACGTCCTAAGGACACGGCAAGAAAAAACAATTATGCAAGATGATGCAAACTCTGTAGTTGGTGCAGTTGAGAACGCTAATGCTAACTCTCAAGAAACTAACGTAGGAACGCAAGAGAATGGAAACTCTACAAACCCAACAGTTGAAAATGTCGCCTCAACAGTTGATTACCGCAAGAAGTTTAGCGAGTCCTCTTCTGAGGCCCTCAGACTCTTTAAAGAGAATGAAGCCCTTAAGAAAGCACTTGAGCTAAAAGACCAAGAGGTTGAACAATATGCTCAACCGCAAACCACAGACAATCTCTACCCTGGTTTTGAAAACCTTGATGAAGAGGCAAAGAACAACTTAATCGCTTATACGAACACTGTTACGAAACGCGCATTAGACGAGATCAATAAGAATCCCGCAATCGCTCACGCCACAAAGCAGTATAACGAACAAGTGTGGGACTCTGCTTTTCAGAAAACTATTCAACAATATCCAGAATTGGCTGAATCGAAAGACGAATTTAAGAGCAAATACTTTAATGTAAATAATGTGCCAACAAATATTGAGGCAATTTTACAAGATATAGCTAAAATTCATCTCTTTGATAAAGCTAAGGAGATAGGTGCTAAAGAATCTGCTGAATTAAATAATCGTGTGGACTTAGAAAGGACTACTGCTGGTATCAAGGATACTACAGCAAAACGTTCATTGGAAGACTGGGATGTGATGGCGCGGGAAAACCCTGGCCAATTCGCAAAACTATCCAAGGAGTTCAAACAGGACATGGAATCAGGAAAACTCTAACATCTATCTAAAAGAAATTGTTTGTGGTCATTAATAACATTATTAACTGATTACAAATAATTTATGGCAAACAATTTAGCCGCCTTTACCCCCGTCAAGTACAGCTTGAAACTTGTAGAATTACTCTACAACGACACCCTGTACCCGATGATTACAAATACAAACTACGAAGGTTCTATCAAGGATTCTGGAGACAGAGTTCGTGTACGTACTGCCGCTAAAGTCACCCTTTCTGACTACACTAAGGGTATGACTCTTGTAGCGCAGGACCTTACTCCTACCTACGAAGACTTGATCGTAGACAAGCAAAAATACTTCAAATTCGTTGTTGACGATATTGATAAAGTTCAAAATGACATCTCTGCTATCACTGAGTACGCTCAGAGCACTAAGGATGACATGGAAGACCTTATCGATATAGATATCCTTACTTACATGGCTGAGAGTGTAAACTCTGCAAACATGATAGGTACTGCTTACGCTACTGGTACTGCTGCTGTCGCTGCTACTACTGGTGTTGTAACTGGTACTGGTACTACTTTCACAGCTGGAATGGTTGGAGGAATCTTCACTATCACTGGCTTGACTAACTCTTATCTAGTTACTGCTTTCGCTTCTGGTACATCTATCACAATCAAAGACCTTGATGGTGTAGCTTACACAGGTGGTGCAGTTTCTGCAACTACTTACTCTATTGCAGGTGCAGTTGCCCTAGCTCTTACAAAGTCAAATGTATACCAATACATAATCGCACTTCGTACAGCTCTAGGTAAGTCTCTTTCTCCAAAGAATGATCGCTTCCTAGTAGTAAACTCTCAATTTGAAGGATTACTATTGCAAGCTCCTGAATTCATACCAGCAGTTCCTGCTGCTTATGACGGTGCTGTACAGAAAGGTTTAATCGGTTCTATTGCTGGCTTTAAGGTTCTAACTACTGAGAACGTAAAGGGTAACAACACAACTGGTTACTTCTTTGTTGCTGGAAACAAGACATTCTGTTCTCTAGCAATGCAGATCATGAAAACTTCTGTTATACCTTCTGAAAATTCTGAAACTTCATTCTTGTCAACCTGTAAAGGTTTGCTTGTATGGGGACGTAAGGTTTTCGCTGGAAACCGAGGTCATGG